CGGTACCAGCCGGAAGCAAGTGTACAAACTGGTACCGCCAAAGCAGTGGCTGTTGTGGTGACCGGTGCTGATCTCCGGCTTGCGGTTATTTCAGACTCTCACGGGCGTTTAATTGCCCCGCCGAACAGCTCTTTTCCGCAATAGCTGCAATGTCTTTCGCGCATCAGCCTGCGCATTCACCACAACGCTAAGGATTCTCTCTGGTTGAAAATACTTAGCTGTTATGTGCCTGTCTTTTCACCACTTCAGGCTCGGTGGTATCTTGGTGTTTTCATATAGCCAAGAAGGAAATAGTTATGACCAAAGAAGAAAAAATTCTTTATTTATTCCAACTATCGGTTAAGACTCACACTGCATATCAGACTGCTGCCATGACATCAGATAAAAATTACAGTACGTCAGAAAACCCGATAGACGACATAAGCAAGCTTTACGATAAGTTCGAAGCACTACTCGATAAAAAGTTTGCTGAGGCTGGGCTTGAGTGATTGTTGAATAATCGACAAAACCCAACTTAAATTTTCGTCAGTGGGCTCGATGCCATGTGCGGTGAGCTCACTTTTCAAAACTTCAAGCAATTCAGAGCTGATTTTCAATATATCTGCTTGATTTCTAACTATTCCCACTTTTTCCTCCCTTGGTCTACGCGCGGTCATGTTTTACGCCCAAACGACTTCACAGTTATTGTTTAAAATCTGGACTTTCATTTTGTTCTTTAATCTCCAGATTTCCGCGCATCTAAAGGCGCATTCTCATTTGGTGTGAACTGAATAGTTGTGCTGATATTGATTAATGCCCCGACACACAAGACTACGCACTCAGAGCAGATAGCAACTTCATCTTTTCCGCCTTTGGCGATGATTTTTTTTGCCTGCAGCTCGTTTGCGCCACAAAACGAGCATGTGAAATAACGGTTCATTTGCGCTCTCTTACACATAGTATTTAACGAATCATCCGGTCATTCATACGCCACCGGCGGCTACTTCGTGGGCGTCCTGCCTGTTCGTTACTGCAACATCTTTAAGTTGTAATCTAGTTGTTGTTTTGGTTGTTGTCAACAACTTTATGTGGTTTTGACGGATGTGAAATGAGGGCAAGGGTTATCAAAAAAGGAGGTTGTATGGACGATGCGCTTTTAATTACACAAGGGACACTTTCCTTCCGTGATTGGAAACTCTCAAATCACGGGAGGAAGATTGAAAAGGCGGGTAATAATGGTAACTAAATTTCTGAAGGAAGGTTTTTTGATGCATTACCAAGTGCGCGATGACCAGAATACTCTACCTATAACGTGAATTCTTGAACGCCTATCTTCGAAGGTGAGTATTTCATCTGGATACTCATCTTTATTGAAACTTCTTAGAATCAGACCACCGTCAGGTAAATTGATCAATATTTTAACTCTAAGTAATACGCCATCACGTATGGCATAAAGATCCCCATCACGAATAGGAACCGTTTGGGAAACATCAACAGCAACAAAATCTCCATTGTTAAGTACAGGTAGTAAACTATTGCCCCAAATTTTTACGATCTTTGCATTGGAGACACATACACCAGCTTTTCTTAAATCAATCCTTCTTAGCGGGAACCAGTCTACAGTTGATTCAACTATTTCAGCCAAACATCCATTACCCGCTGATAACTCGACATCTAGGACTGGAATGTTTGCAAAAATGTCAGGATCTAATGCTGTACTTTCAGCCTCCTTTACAACAAGGTCTGGGAAAGACGCGTTATCCTCAATGCCCAATTGCAACCACTTTTGAGAAACCCCTAACACTTTAGCAATCTCTTTAATTTTCCGAGGCTGTTGAGTTTCTCCATTCTCGATTTTCGCTACGGATTGTTGTGAAAGCCCAATTTTTTCAGCTAGTTGCGCCTGACTCATTCCTGCTTTTTCTCTTTCGCTTTTTAGTCTTTCTGCCAATGTTTTCACAACATATCCCCCTCGTTTTTATTGAGGTTACAACTTTATGTTTTAGCTTTCCAACATCTAAAAGTTGTGATAAAAGTTGTTGTAGTTGTATAATCGGAGTTATCAACAACTTTACTACTTACAGATAGGAGAAAGCTATGACACCTGAGCAATTAGCCTTATCAGAGGCAATCGCTCTGGCTGGTGGTCAATCAGAATTGGCTCGGAAGCTCACAGCCAGCAGTGGTCGTTTAGTAAAGCAACAACATGTCTGGAACTGGTTGAACAGAGAAAAGCGTCCCCCTGCAAAACTCTCGATATTTATTGAAATGACCACTGGCGTATCAAAAGAAAAATTACGTCCAGATATTTTTCAAAAGATTAAAGACTTATCAGATGGAAAGTAACCACAGTTTTAAGGAGATAGCCGTGGGTAAGCATCACTGGAAAGTAGAAAAACAGCCTGAGTGGTACGTGAAAGCTGTCAGAAAAACTATCGCGGCGTTGCCGGGGGGTTACGCTGAAGCTGCTGAGTGGCTGGATGTAACAGAGAACGCTTTATTCAACCGCCTTCGTGCAGATGGCGATCAGATTTTCCCGCTGGGATGGGCAATGGTTTTACAGCGCGCGGCTGGCACTCACTACATTGCGGATGCTGTCGCACAGTCTGCTGGTGGGGTGTTTGTATCGCTTCCTGAAATTGAGGAAGTAGAGAACGCCGATATAAACCAGCGCCTGCTGGAAGTCATCGAACAGATCGGGAATTACTCAAAGCAGATTCGTTCGGCAATCGAAGATGGGGTCGTGGAGCCACACGAGCAGACAGCAATTAATGATGAGTTGTATCTGTCAATTTCGAAGCTCCAGGAGCATGCAGCACTGGTCTACAAAATCTTCTGCGCTCTAGAAAAGAGTGACGCCCGCGAGTGTGCAGCTCCGGGCGTCGTGGCGTTTTGTGTCTGTGGAGAAACTAACGCATGAACAGTTTAACAACACACTACCGTCGCTCGCAACTGATTGCGCTTCCTGTACCGGGTGGAAAAGCGAAGGTGGAGTATTGCTATGCAGTGAATGTACCAGGTGACAGGGAAATTGTAACCCACAGCTTTGCAGAGTGGGCTGTGGGTGATTTCAACCGGCAGAAGGAGACAGTCCTTTGCGACAAGTTAACCGCTGGTTCAAAGAGCACTACGGAGTGCCCGTCAGAGTCATTCGTTGGGAGCCGGAAACACAACGGGTTATCTACCTCCGTGAAGGCTATGAACATGAATGCTTCAGTCCGCTCGAACAGTTTCGTCGTAAATTCAGGGAAATAGAGGTCGGTCATGAGCCTGTTAATGACATCCCAGCCCATTGTGATAAATCGTGATCTTGCATGCCGTATTGGTCTGAATGAGGCAATTGTGTTGCAGCAGCTTCATTACTGGCTGAATGAAACGAATTCAGGCACTGAGCATGGCGGAATTCGCTGGGTTTATAACACGACAGAACAGTGGCTGGAGCAGTTTCCGTTCTGGTCAGAGTCCACTCTGAAACGCACATTTGCAAGCCTGAAATCACTTGGGGTTTTGCGTCGCGAGCAACTCAATAAATCGAAGCGTGACATGACCAACTTCTACACGATCAACTATGAAAGTGAGCTTTTAGAAGAGGTCAAAGTGAACGAATCAATCAGGTCAAAATGCACTTCTCCATCGGGTCAAAGTGACCTGATGGATGGGCGCAAAATGACACGATCCATTGGTTCAAAACGACACGCTGTCATCGGGTCAAAATGGCCCAATGATCTTACAGAGAATACAACAGAGATTACTACAGAGAATAAAACCTCTTCTCGTCCGGACGCTTCGCAACCGGACACGCAAACGGCTGAACAGGAGTTTTTAACTCGCCATCCTGATGCGGTTGTATTCAGCCCTAAAAAGCGCCAGTGGGGAACGCAGGATGATTTGACCTGCGCACAGTGGCTCTGGAAAAAAATCATCGCCCTGTACGAGCAGGCCGCCGAATGTGACGGCGAGGTGGTTCGTCCCAAAGAACCGAACTGGACAGCCTGGGCAAACGAAATTCGCCTGATGTGTGTGCAGGATGGTCGTACCCACAAACAAATCTGCGAGATGTACAGCCGCGTCAGCCGCGATCCGTTCTGGTGCCGTAACGTGCTCAGCCCGTCGAAGTTGCGGGAAAAATGGGATGAGCTTTCCCTGCGCTTATCGCCGTCCGTCAGCACGCACACAGAAAAACGTGAAGACCCGTACTTCAAAGCCAGTTACGACAACGTGGACTACAGCCAGATCCCGGCAGGATTCAGGGGGTGATCATGAGTCTGTTAAATGACGTTCAGAAATTCATTGAAGCCCATCCGGGCTGTACTTCCGGAGACATTGCGGATGCTTTTTACGTGGGGGCTTAATGAATAATAAATATTGCCAGGCGCTGGTAGAACTGCGGAACAAACCAGCCCATGAACTGAAGGAAGTGGGCGATCAGTGGCGCACGCCGGACAACATTTTCTGGGGAATTAACACCCTGTTTGGCCCGTTTGTTCTGGATCTGTTTACTGACGGTGATAACGCCAAATGTGCCGCGTATTACACGGCGGAAGATAACGCGCTGGCGCATGACTGGTCAGAACGTCTTGCGGAGCTTAAAGGTGCTGCCTTTGGTAATCCCCCATACAGCCGCGCCAGTCAGCATGAGGGGCAATACATCACCGGCATGCGTTACATCATGAAACATGCCAGTGCCATGCGTGATAAGGGTGGGCGCTATGTTTTCCTGATCAAAGCTGCCACCAGCGAAGTGTGGTGGCCGGAAGATGCGGACCATATTACTTTTATTCGCGGGCGTATTGGTTTTGAACTGCCTGCCTGGTTTATCCCGAAGGATGAGAAGCAGGTGCCGACAGGCGCTTTCTTCGCTGGTGCTATTGCTGTTTTCGATAAGACCTGGAAGGGACCGGCAATCAGCTACATCGGGCGCGATGAACTTGAGGCATGTGGTGAGGCGTTTCTGGCGCAGGTTCGCCAGCAGGCGGAAAAACTGGTCAGGGAGATGGTGGCATGAAGCTAATACTGCCTTTTCCGCCCAGCGTGAACACGTACTGGCGACACCCCAACAAAGGGGCATTTGCTGGTAAGAGCCTGATAAGCGAGGCGGGGCGAAAATTTCAGAGCGCGGCGTGTGCCGCCATCATTGAGCAGTTACGTCGTCTGCCGAAACCAACGTCGGCACCTGCTTCAGTGGAGATCGTGTTGTTTCCTCCGGATAACAGGATCCGCGATCTGGACAACTATAACAAGGCGCTGTTTGACGCCCTGACCCACGCGGGTGTGTGGGAAGACGACAGTCAGGTGAAAAGAATGCTGGTGGAGTGGGGACCGGTTATCCCGAAAGGGAAGGTCGAGATCACTATCAGTAAGTACGAGAAAACGGCGGGTGCAGCCGCCTGATCAAGAGGAGAAACGAAGTATGAATAATCTGATGGTCATTGATGGTATTGAAGTTCGTCGTGATGTTTATGGGCGTTACAGCCTGAACGATCTACATCGCGCAGCAGTAGCATCTGGTGCAAATGCCAGAACCAAGGAGCCAGGAAAGTTTCTTTCCAGCCAACAAACTGTTGAGCTTGTTCATGAATTGACCAACACCCAGAATTTGGGTGTTGACCCGGTGAGTGTGATTCATGGGGGAAATGAACGGGGAACGTATGTCTGCAAGGAACTGGTGTATGCCTATGCAATGTGGATCAGCCCGTCATTCCATCTGAAGGTGATCCGTACTTTCGACATGGTAACCAGCGCACCGGAAAAATTATCCGGACAGGCTGCTGACAAGATGCAGGCTGGTGTGATTCTGCTGGACTTTATGCGCCGGGAATTAAACCTGTCTAACTCTTCAGTGCTTGGTGCCTGTCAGAAACTCCAGGAGGCTGTTGGCTTACCGAATCTGGCACCGCGCTATGCCATTGATGCTCCTGCTGACGCGCCTGATGGCTCAAGCCGCCCCACGCTGTCACTGAGTGCACTGCTGAAGCAGTATGGTATCCGCCTGACAGCTAATCAGGCATATCACCAGATGGCGAAGCTGGGGATCGTTGAACAACGCGAACGATACAGTCGTACCGCGATTAACAACATCAAAAAATTCTGGTCGCTGACCGCGAAAGGCTGCATGTTCGGCAAGAACATCACCAGTCCTGCAAATCCGCGCGAGACGCAGCCGCATTTCTTCGAATCCCGATTCCCTGAGCTGTTAAAGCTGCTCGATACCGTTCATTGAGGTGACCGTGAGAGCACTACTGACCCCTGAAATTGCCCCGCGTATGGGGATCGTATTGTTCAGACCAGGTTCAGAGCTGATGCCCCTGTTTATGCAGGGGCGTGTCCTGTTGGAGCCTGAGCCGGAACGTTATTCATCTTTCGCCAGTGGTGCCGTACCGGCGGCATCACAACCGCTGGCGGATGATCCTGCCGTTCGGGCCGTGTTCCGCAATGAGGCAGTGATCCGTCGTGCTGGTGGCGTGGAATGTCTTGAAAGCTGGTTACTTCGTGAAAAAGGCTGCCAGTGGCCTCATTCCGACTGGCACAGCGAGAACATGACAACAATGCGGCACGCGCCGGGCGCAATCCGTCTGTGCTGGCACTGCGATAACCAGCTGCGCGATCAGTTCACGGAACGACTGGAATCAATGGCAACGGATAACTGTGCCCGCTGGGTGTTGTCTGTTGTGCGTCGGGATCTCGGTTTTGATGATAGTCACGTTGTGACAATGCCGGAACTGTGCTGGTGGCTGATTCGTAATGACCTGGCGGATGTCTTACCGGAAAGTGCAGCCCGTAAGGCACTGAGATTACCAAAGCCTGTTGTGCCGTCTGTCACCCGGGAAAGTGACCTTGTGCCTTCGGTTCCTGCCACCAGCATCATCCAGGATAAGGCAAAAAAGGTGCTGGCGCTGAAAGTGGATCCGGAGTCGCCGGAGTCTTTTATGTTACGCCCAAAACGTCGCCGCTGGGTTAATGAAAAGTACACGCGCTGGGTTAAGACGCAGCCGTGCGCATGTTGTGGAAAGCCTGCTGATGATCCCCACCACCTGATAGGTCACGGTCAGGGTGGAATGGCTACAAAAGCGCATGACCTCTTTGTGTTGCCTTTGTGCAGAAAGCATCACGACGAGCTGCATGCGGATACCGTGGCATTTGAAGAGAAGTATGGCTCCCAGCTGGAGCTGATATTTCGTTTTATCGATCGTGCGCTGGCAATAGGCGTGCTGGCCTGATTTTGTGGAGAAAGTTGATGCGTGATATTCAAATGGTTCTTGAACGTTGGGGGGCATGGGTGGCAAATAATCACGAGGATGTGGAATGGTCATCTGTTGCTGCAGGTTTTAAGGGATTAATTCCTTCGAAAGTAAAATCCCGCCCGCAATGTAGCGATGACGATGGCCTGATCATTAGCTCTGCGATGACAGTTCTTAAGAAAAAGGAACCGTATCAATACGAATTACTGGAAATGTATTATGTGTATGGGGTTACATTACGGGCGTTGGGGGTAAAACTGGGGATATCACTTAATCAGGTTGTTATCAGACTGCAGAAAGCTGAAGGGTTTATTGACGGTTGTCTGGCAATGTTGGGGGTATCTTTAGAAATTGATTGTTACATATAGTAATAAATTCAATCAAAGTAAATAATCATATTTTATAATAACCTCCTGATGATACCTGTTCATTGGGAGGTTATTATGGATAAAAATGTAGAGCATGTATTAGTTGATGCAATTGAAAATAAGCAATCTTTAACAGTCGTTTACTTAGGAGGGAGCCAGCCCGGAACATTAAGGAATATTTCTCCGATTAGTATAAATGGGGATAAATTGCGGGCAAGATGCCATAGTTCTGGAGCAGTAAAGGTTTTCAATCTTGGGAAAATACAGTTACCCAGTGACTCCTGCGCGGTATCTATGCACTATGGAGATTTAGAAGTTAAAGCTTATGAGACGATGCAGAGCGTAAATGACAACTTTCATGCCCTTTATCCTGAAGGACGATGGGGTGTTGATTTTAATGAGCATCGCTTTGCTTTATTTGATTTTTTTAAAAACGGGAAACGAAAAAAAACGGCATTTATGGCAATTGAGTTCAGGGAAAGAGATGAAGAGAAAATAATAACAGGTGTAACAATTGATATTGGTATATCTGGAACAGTGATTTCTGAGAAGTCCCGAATCCCAAAAAGACGACCATGGGTAGTGGTTGGTCCCGAACACGGAGAATACAGTACTTATTCAACTTTGGACAAGGCTGCTACAGCGTTTTTTGAGAGGCTTTCGTTGATAGCATCCGGCCTGGAAGATAATTGATTTTATGTTTGGTATTCAGAGTTCTCCGTGCTTAAGAAAGTCAAGATTCTAAAAATACTGAATGAGCTACTTGTGTTATAACAAAAATGCTATTAGTGTGTTAAGAGTGGTTACTTCGCCACACAACTTAAACCCGCCGCTGAGCGGTTTTTTTGTACCTGTAAACCTGGTGCAGTACAGTAAACACGCTGGTGGTCGTGAATACTGGCTTTTTATCTTGCTGGCTTTTTAGACAAGAGTTATTGGTATGTCACGTTAACCGGAAAGGGTAAAAAGACATGCTGAAACAGCAGGATATGACAGAAACCGCCAGAGTTGTGTTTGATGAATTAAGCGTTACCGAACCGGCGACAGTCGGGGAGATTGCGCAGAATACTTACCTTTCACGCGAACGCTGCCAGTTAATACTGACCCAGCTTGTTATGGCGGGTCTGGCAGACTATCAGTGCGGTTGTTACAGACGCCTTCAGTCCTGAAGGCTTTTTATTTGTGGTGAATGGGCGGCTGGTGGGGGGGCGACACCTGTCAGTCCTTTGCTTATGTGTTGATGATAATTTACCTTTTGGGGCTATAATTGAGCTAACCAATTGCTAATGAAAGTAAAATTATAATGGCTGTTGTCTGTTCAGTTATCATGGTTTGCTCCCCAATTAATATTTTTCTTGAAAAGGATACGTTGTCACTTAAGCCAGGCTCAGTTGTTCTGGCCACCAAATGCATCAGGGAGCTTTTCCTTATGCATTATGGCAAAGTTAAAATTGTCGATATAAGCGAATCCGTCGTAAGTCAATATCTGGAAAGTCAGCATAAGCTGACGAGGACTCGTCTGACTGACATTCCGCTTTACCTGTTGCTGGAACCCAACAATCCTGCGTTGGCTGCGGCTTTAATTACCAGCCAGGGATTTTCCGGAGAGGCCACGGATATGTTTCTTATGATGGCCTGCCTGTCTCTGTTTGAAACAGATGAACGGATGTCATTGTTTTTAAGTGGATGTTTATCCAGCATAAGTGCCAAAGTCAGGGCGATAATTCAGACAGATATATCAGCAAGCTGGACGCTTGGTGCGATTGCTCTACAGTTGCATATGAGTGAGAGTTTGTTAAAGACAAAACTGAAAAATGAAGGGGGCATGTTCAGTCGCTTGTTGCTGGAAGAGCGGATGCGTGTTGCTGTAAATATGTTATGTTCCCGGCATGGATATGGACAGGCTATAGCAGAAAAATGCGGTTATTCAAGCAGGTCCTACTTTATTTCTGTATTTCACCGCTATTATGGCTTCCCGCCAGACAGATATGTATCCAGGCAAGGGCTTGATTATTGATTTTCATCTGATTATTATTTTTTGGCTCGGCCCTTTAGCTCAGTGGTGAGAGCGAGCGACTCATAATCGCCAGGTCGCTGGTTCAAATCCAGCAAGGGCCACCATATTACATACCGCTATTAGCTCATCGGGACAGAGCGCCAGCCTTCGAAGCTGGCTGCGCGGGGTTCAAGTCCCCGATGGCGGTCCATTATCAGCATCATGCGTTGTTAGCTCAGTCGGACAGAGCAATTGCCTTCTAAGCAATCGGTCAGTGGTTAGACTCCACTACAACGCGCCACACTTATTTTCCAGGCTCGCTTCGGCGGGCCTTTTTTGTATCTGCGCCACGCCCGGCGCATATCAACCACAGAGCCTTTCGGGGGTGAGCTTACGGAGTGGTCAGTGTGACTTTCTCTGTGGGCAGATCGCTCCCGGGCGTTGGCTCACCCACCCAAAGGAACGTCACGATGTTTGGAATCTTCAAAAAGAAAACCCGCAGAGCGGCAGCGGAAATTAAAAAGTTTGAGAAACGCGATCTGGCACAGGCGGTGATTAACGCTGCATACCTGGTGGCCTATGCAGATGGTGAATGCGAGGCATCCGAGAAAGCGAAGATCGAACAGGTCTTACGTAATCAGCCTGCGTTGTCTGCGTTTACCTCGGAAATTAATGCGATTAGCGCAACCATTATCGGTCAGCTGGATACCAATTTTAAAATTGGTCGTCGTGCCGCGTTACGCGAGATTGAGGATGTGAAACACGATACGCGTGAAGCGGAAGATGTGCTGGATGTGGCGGTGGCCATTGCGGAGGCAGACGGCGAAATTGAGCCGGAAGAGCGCAAGGTGCTGGAAGAGATTGCCGGTGTTCTGGGTCTTCGTCTGGAGAATCACCTGTGACGGTAAAACTGCGCCTGGCTGTGGCTGCACTCCTGCTGTTTCTGGTGGTGATGGTGGATCTCACCAGCAGAATCATGTCGGTGCTGGCGGATGGGGTGCTGGTCTGCGGCATTGTGGTATTGCTGTGGCCGGTGATAAAAAGAAACAGCCTGCATAATGCTTGATTTTTTTGTTTGCTGTTTATTAAAAACACTTCTGCATGGTGAATCCCCCTGTGCGGAGGGGCGATCAGCAACCAGGTATATGGGATAATCGCGGATTCAGGTGCTGATACTGAATTCACCGGGAGGCACCCGGCACCATGCTTTGCCGCAAAAGTGTTGTTTCTGTTTTTCTCAAACTATCATCGTTATCCCTTTATTTCCGGCTGCGCATGGCGTGGCCTTTTTTTTACGACCAGCCACTGGCAGATGGCCATCCTGTAATTTGATTCCGGTTCCGGCTTTTTAACTCTGTTCCTGTACACGGGAGAAATTCGATGTCGATTAAACATTATGATGTTGTC